GGGGTCTATCCCCCGGCGAGCATGAGTAGGTTGATCGAGCACGAGTCTTGGTTAGTCAGCCAATACTTATGCTTGTTAGATCTATTTTTGCGAGTTTTCAATAATCTGTTTTATTCTGTATACAGATTTCTCTACTGATGGAGATGAATGGCCATCAGACTGGGATTTTTCAGTTCCCAGGTTAAGCGCGTTGCGCTAAGCGCCTAACGGCGAGTTTTTCCGGTTTATACCGATTTGCACTAGAGCAAAATTTTGGGGGCTTTGCCCCCACCATGAGGTTTTCACCTCACACTCCACTGACAAGGAGTTATTGTTGTCAACTGTTTTGTTTATGGTTGGGTACGTAGTTGCTAGTTTATTAGCGATTGAGTACTTACATTACCGTCTACCATAGAATAGAAAGATCGAGTATCACAGTCAGACCTGGGATTATTCGTTTACCACGCCAGCGGGCTTCGGCCTCCTTAGTGGACACTAGGGCTCCTTAGGTCCTTCGTTTTCCGTACGAACAATGATTCGTGCCGATTTCGTAATATACTTAAGATAGGAGAGTCTAGTGGTCATATAATAATTTTACCAGGATGATGTGAGAAAATCTTGTCCAAGAGCAATCTCTACACCCACGCAAGGGGTTAGACGCCAAGTCTCCAGGGCTACATCACTTATTACGAGAGGTTTTGTAGTGAATGCCTAGAGACACCTAGTCAATTATGCTATAACAAATTGGGCTAGGAACGGAGTCGTAGTTTGACTGTTCCGAATTGGAGACCCTTCTAAGGGATATATTTTATGGTCCCCACCCTTTGACCGAAGGAGGGATTAAACTGATAGGGCTTAACACACCTGAGGTTTTGTGAGTGCTCCGTCGTGAACGATGGGCATGAGGCATGCTGAAAGAAGTTTTCACGGTTCATAACCGGTGTCTCGCGTCAGCTTACGGGTTCATTACCTATGAGGGGTTCAGGGTTAGCCACCTGGATTTCCTGCATTACGCAGTTGCGAATTATCGTGTTTAATAATTATGCTGTGATACCGCAATCGGTAGTGCTGTCATTAGGCAGCATTCGTTGCGTTCACGAATTAGTTGTTATACACTCTTTTATTTTAAGGGCTATTTTATTTTATTCTTTTATCATTCTCTTTACAAAACATGATGATTTCTCAGATTTCTAAATGTAGCATGTCAAAGAGTGTTGGGGACGTCACCCGGTCAGGTGATGTCTTCGCTTGCGAAGAAATTGTATCCGGTGGGACTTTTCGCCAGGGGGCTACTATGCATTTTAAATGCGTTACCCAGGGTGAATCAAAATCACCGGATGATCAGGAGAGAAAAGATTACTCTCCACCCCCGCAAGGGCCAAGGAGCCGCGGGGAACAAAAGAAAGACAATCGTTCATTCTGTTACACATGTCTCAGAAGGCACAAGTTGGCCAATAGGCTGGCTTGTGCCAATCCATTGGCTAACATAGCGGGATCGACTCAGAAGTTTTTCGATCAGGCAGCTCATCGAATGGGCGATACTCTCGTTGGTGAAACGGCAGACGTGTTCAACAACGTGTTGTTTTTGGGCACCGCTCTATGCGACCGTAAATTGTTATCGGCCGAGGATAGGGAGATGCTTGAAAAGTTCGAGTTCTATATGGATGTCTTAGATGTTTTCACTGCCCTCCTTTCGGGGGACATGAATACTACGACTATCATCTGCAAGAATTTTATTCGTAGACATATAGATACGAAAGATTTCAAGTATTCCGCAGCATTTAATGTGCTATCGTCCATTGCGTTGATGATACGCCCTTTGTTGATAACTGAGAAGGACGAGTTTGCCAGACTATGCAGGGCTCTGCATAAGCACAACCTTGTGTACAAGAAACAATACAATATTGTTGGATATGTGGACGAGGCGGATATTGTGTCTCACGGTCTTATTGATGATACGCGTGCTTTTTTGCAAAGCACCATGAATAGCGAATTGATGCAAGCCTGTTATAAGTTGCTCGCTACCATCCTGAGTATCAAAGTCTTTAAAGATATTGTGCCGAAAGAGTTTTTCAAGTACGTTAAAGTCCCTGAGAAAATTCACAATCCGTTGGAACTCCTCGATTTTTCGTTAAGTTCCCTTTCAATCATCGAGAGATACTTTCATTCTTGGATGAAAGGCGTCCCGTTGAAGGAGCTTATCTTTGCTACTGATCCTTTGATGGAGCTTGAGTCGAAAATACGACTTCTCTACGTGCAGCAGGACTATCTTTACACGGGCCTTCCAAAAGAAGGATATCGTGATATTAAAGATTACGCAGCCGAACTCAGGGATGTAGTCAAGTCCATTCCCATTTTTATCAAGAACATGTCTCCGTGGAGGCGTAGTTCCGTGGACTTGAAGTTAGAGCTCGTTAAGTTGGGGGGTTTGCTATCCAATATAGAGGCAAGAATCGCAGGAGAGTGTCGTATGACACCTTTCGCAATAGTTTTTGCTTCGCCCCCGGGAACCGGAAAGAGTAGTGTACTTCGTGTATCTGCCGCAATTTTTTCGGAAGTTCGCGGCAGAGAGTTTGATGAGAGTCAAATCTATCCACGCAGTCGCACTAGCAAATATTGGGAGGGTTATGACCCCATGACTAATCCGTATATCTTCTATTCGGAGATGGGCACCATGCATGAAATGATGGCTAGGAGTATCGTGGACGAACGTCTAATCGAAATGACTTCTGTCATCGACAATCTTACCTTTTATCCTGATATGGCATTTGAAGGTAAGGGGAAGACTAAGCTCTATTGTGAGCTCGTCTTAGTCGATACAAATAGGTCGGATATGAATTTGCCCTTTCAGGTTAATAACCCCGCGGCCTTTAAGCGACGATGGATCACAGTGACGGCAATCGTCAAACCCGAGTACCGACAGGATGGTACGCCCAGTATCGATCCTGAGAAGACGAGGAACATTGATCGTCCTATGGATCTATGGTATTTTAGAGTTGTTGCGCACCAGCCACTTGATGAGAAACGCACACAAGAAGTTACCTTACTAGATGGTAGGGATGAAAATTCCAATATTGATAAATATTGTGACTTGTTGCGCTCTTTGTATACCAAACATTTGGAGAAGGAGGTTCGTGTTGGTTGTGTCCGACAGAACATCGTTTCCAGCATGTATGGTCACCCAGTTGTGGCACATGGTGACAGTGATTTTTCGACACCGATCGGGGCCTATATCACCGAGTGTAGGGAGAAATTGTGTTACTCACTTTCAGCTGCTAGAAAGTTGTTTGATTCTACGCTGGCATTTGTTGTTACGCTTGGATTAGCGATAGCTGGGATCACAGACAATCATCCGGCGGTTTTATTTTCAGTCGCTGTTTATGCATATTTGTCTGGTTACTTGTCCCTGGCACTTAGTGCTGTAGGACTGAGGCACCTATGGTATTGTGTGAAAATGTGTGATCTGATTCTCCTCTACGTGTGCTACCTCTATTTCACTGGTCATAGCTTTGGCAATAACATCTCCCATTCGATGCATAGGATGCGTTCTGCGTACCGTCGTGTACGCGCCATGTTTTCGAAGGTAGTCTCCGAAGAAGACATTGGGGGAGGAGGCGGCCAAAATTACCTTATGTGGTTTCTGGCAGCATCTACCTTTATGGCATCCGGAGCTTTGCTCAAGGATTTTCTCACTAAGGAGAAACCTGCACCCAACAAAGTTTTTGTTATGAAGCCAACCAGAGAACCAGAGGAGTTCGACGGTCATTCCCAAGGTGATACCAAGGTTGAGATCGCGTCAAATGGCAGGATGGAGGGTCCAGTTAATACCAAAATCGAGGTGGTTGAAGAGAAGATAAGCGCAGGGTTACAGCTGTCGCGTACGAAGAATGCTCTCACGGATTCATATAACGTGTGGGATCGTAGACACGTTCTTTCAACATCCACTCAAGATTTGGATGATTTTGCGAAGCGTGCCATGAAGAATGTGATATACTTCTCGACCCACACTGGAGTGATTAATAGAGCTTACGCACTGGGTGTTCGTGGACAGTATGTTGTTACGAACAAGCATTTGTTCAGTGGCAGTGCAAAAGGCACTATTAGGGTGTATGCTTCCTTTGAGAGGGATGATGCAAAGTATCAAGAATTTGCTTTTGAGGACGGAGATGTCGTTGAAATTGCGAATGATGTGGTTATGTTACGCATACCATGTCGAAAGTTCCTTGATTTGACGAACTCGCTGAATGACGGACTAGATCCTGATTTCGCGACGGGTTTTGTCGCATTGACACCCACACGTTTTACTTCCACCAAGGTGAAGCTCATGGACAAGAATGTCGGGGAGATAATCTTGGATGATGCCGTTATGTATGAGTGGGAAGAAAACAAAGGAGGTAATTGTGGCTTGCCACTCACCTGTCGAATTGGGGGCGGAGATTACCTCATTGGCATACATGGTGCAGCTGCTGAGCCTACGCAGTTTTCCTTTGGTCCTAAGTTCACT